ACGGGGGTAGCAATACCCCCTTCACAAAAAAGGAGAACAAAAATGGCTCATAACAAAAAATTTGCAGATTACATGGTGGTGCAAAACGTTTGCCCGCCTCAAGCGACCACCTCTACCAAACTGGATGTAACCAGCGTCAACGCCTATGGATGGGATCGCGCAACATTCATCTTTGCGCTGGGTACGCCTTCAGGTAATACCGCTAACGTCTCGACAGGCTGGGGCGTTTGGCAGGCGGCCACTTCAGGTGCAACCTATGCACGCATCACGGGCGCATCAGGCGCACAGATCACTGCCGGGCAGGGGTCAAACCAGAATTTCGTGGTTGACGTGAACGTTGACCAGAGTTACCCCTGGCTGCGCTTTAGCGGGTTCATGGTTTCGACCGCGTGGCCGAACTCGGTGGTGTGCGTGCTGCGTTCACCGAATGACGCAAAACCGACATCCCTATCCGCAAGCATCATCTGCCCGGATTAGCGGATGGAAAAAGTTACTTTATGGGTTCCTTGCGGCTCCCGAAGACCAGAAAGCTGGTCACAGGTGGAAGCCTATATGCACACCGAAGAACCTGACAACGTTGATACTTTGTATTTTCGTAGAAGTACACCGGGAAACATAGGGGTTATCTGGAACGGGGTCATCAAGGAGTTCTTGGACAGCGACTCAACTTATCTATGGAGTGTGCATGACGACGTTGTGTACGCTCCCGAAACACTTGTCCGGCTGATGTCATGGAATAAGCCGTTGATCAGCGCGCTTGTGTTTCACAGGCAAAACCCACAACTGCCTCATATCTGGGCGTTGAACGATGACAAAACCGCGTACATCCAAAAGATCGAGGAAACGTACCAGTTTTACCTGCGCAATTACGACCAGATAAAGTTTGGGCCGTTCGTAATGGAGAAACCGCCCGAAGACTCGTTAACGGAAATCGGCTTCACCTCTACCTCTTGCACGTTGATACATAGGAGCGTGCTTGAGGCATTGCGCGAACCGATGGAAGAAAAGTGGTTCAGACTCGATGACGAGGTGGCTGGCGGGGGAGAAGACCGCAACTTCTTTGAGCACGCGAGAGAAGCAGGCTTCCCTTCTTACGTTGACCGTTCTTGCGTGGCCGGGCACCTGAACGGTGACCTGGCAAGCGGCGTGCCCGATTTCATGGTGTGGCACCAATCCGCGATATTCAGGGGAACTGGAGAGGAATCGAGTGGCTGAAATCCTGCTTTGGATACCGTGCGGGTCGAATAGACCAGAGAGCTGGCTGCAAGTATCAGGATACATGCACACGAAAGTACCAGAAGGATACAGCCTGAACTTCAAGCTGACACCGCCGGGTGACACGATGCGAACGTGGAACGACCTGACTCGTGGGTTCCTGGAAAGTGGTGCTGAGTGGCTTTGGAGCGTGCACGATGACGTTGTGTATCACCCGCTGACACTTGAGCGCTTGCTCTCCTGGAATGAACCAACCATCGGCGCGCTGATATTCACCAAACAGAACCCGGCGCTCCCTCACATCTGGAAGATTCATAACGAGCGACACGCGCAAATGGCAGATGAGACACGGGATTGGTTCATGGAGAGGAAAGACAACATCCTGCCTGGACCGCAAGTGATCCATCCAAGACCAGAAGACGCGCTTACGCCCGTCAGTTTCACCTCCACGAGCTGCTGCCTGATACACAGGAAAGTGCTTGAGGACACGGCGAAATACGGCGATTGGTGGGAGCAGGACACGCTTTACGAGGCAGGTGGAGAAGACAGGCGCTTCTTCAAGCGGGTGAGGCAGGAAGGATACACGCCCTACGTTGACCGCTCCTGTATTGTTGGGCATCTGGGAGCGCATCCAACAGGGGTGATGGATTTCATCCTGTGGCAGAACCACCCGCTGTTCACGCAGACCTGTGAGGACATGATATGACAGCATACGCAAGCATAACGGATTTCAAGAACTACGCCCGCATCGAGAGCACCGATACGACGGACGACGCGGTTATCGGTGACATCCTGGAAGGGGCCAGCAGGTTCATCGACACGGAAACACGGCGCACCTTTTTCGCCCGCATTGAAACTCGCAAGTACGACGTGCCGGATGGCAACACGCTTTACATCGAAGATGATGACCTGCTGGCTATTACCACGTTGACGAACGGCGATGATACCACGCTGGCAAGCACGGAATACATCCTGCTGCCCGCCAACGCCAACCCGAAATACGCCGTGAAGATCAAAGACTCAAGCGCGTACTCGTGGGAAGCAGAATCAGACGGCGACAACGAACAGGTGATCGAAATATTGGGCTCGTGGGGGTACTCATACTCACCACCAGCTGATATTGTCGAGGCTTGTTTGCAGATCGCCACGGCGTTCTATCACCGCAGGTTCGGCGAGAACATGGCGGCTGAATCAACACTGACTGCTGGCGGGGTGATGATCACTCCGCGTGATGTGCCGGCGAGCGTGCGCACCATCCTGATGAACTACGCGAGGCTGGCATGAGCCTATCAACGGCGACAATCGCGGCAGGCATCGCGGCGTTGACAGTAAGCGGCGTGACCATCAAGGACGTGGATGAGATACCGGAAACGGTAAACTCCCGCGACTGCCCAATCCTGTTCCCATCTCCGGATGGGTTCGTGCTGGGCGGAAACGGCGAACCGGAAACGGGGTCAACCACCTTTGGCGCACCAACGACCAGGCTGTGGACGTTCAACAGGACTTACCGCTACGTGTATTTGCACGAACAGGCGGGAGCGACAAGGGGCTTGAAGGATGTTATCGGCGCGATGGCAACGAAAGTTGACATGATCATCGAGGCTGTGGCTGAGATGGATTTGACCGATGTGGATGTGATGCGCGTGAACGTAAGTGACCTGGGGGTGCTTGAAGCGCCGGATGGCAAGGCTTTCTTCGGGTGCATGTTTGAAATAACGCTCCGGGAAAGGATGAATAATACATGAGCAAAGTAAGCGCGAAAAACGCGATCATACTGATAAACGGGTACAACCTGTCAACCTACGCGACAGCGTTCGAGGCAAGCACCGATGTGGGGGTCATTGACGTGACGGGCTTCTCTGACGCGAGCAAGAACTTCATACCAGGACTGCCAACTGCAAAGATACAGGCGGACATGCTGTGGTCATCGACGGCTTCTACGGTGCACACGGCTTTGCACGACTTTGGAGAGCACCACGTGACGATACTGCCTGAGGGATACGCCGCAGGAAACCCAAGCATCAGCCTGCCTTATACGCAGGCCACGTACAACCCGAAAGGAACGCCGGACAGCGCTGTTTCTGTGGGCTCGATACAATTCGAGAGCTACGGGGATAACGAGGGCGTGGAGTTTGGCAAGGTGCTGACACACGGGACTATTACCAACACCACCACCACAACGGCTTACCAGTTCAACGCGGCGCAGGTAACGGCACGATGTTCAGCCACGCTGCACATCTGGAGCTCGTGCGCTGCGGATACCTACGTGGTAAAAATACAGGACTGCGCGACTTCCGACGGGTCGTATAACGACCTCATCACCTTCACGGCTGACGGGAGCGCGGTGCTATCCGAGAGACAAGCGGTTGCATCCGGAACAATTGACAAGTTTTTGAAAGTTGTGGCGACACGGACAGGGAGCGCGGGGGATTCCTTCGGTTTCACCGTTCACTACGCACAATACTAAAGGAGACACAAATGGCTAAAATTTCAGCAAAAGGCGCGGTCATCACCATTGATGATTCAGCAGGTAGCCCGCAGGATTTATCAACAGATTGCGTGAGTTTCGAGATCCAGCAGGACGCGGGCGTGATCGACGTAACCGGATTCGGGGACGGCAGTAAGAACTTCATCCCTGGCTTACCGGTGACAGGCATCACCTTTGAGTTCCTTTACGACACACACACCACCTCTGGCGCTTACACGGTGCTGAAGGGCATCCTCAACAGCGCAACCAGCAAGACCGTGAGCGTGAAACCGGAAACCGCTGGAGAGACGCTATCGGGCGAGTTCTGCCTGGACAACTTCGCAGTGAAGGGCACGCCTGATGGGGCGCTGAGCATCGGAACAGTGCACTTCAGCGTAATGGGCGGAACCGCACCGGCGTGGGCGTGATATGGATAAAGTGAAACTGGTAGTCACGCAGGAGAAGTTTGACCGTAATTTCTCCATTGACGATTGGTTCAACTTCGACAAGCTATCGCAGAAGGAAGTTTACGAAAAACTGTTGCTGTTCGTGACCGATGAAGAAGGCAACGAGTTATCGGTGGAGGACGCGCGGGCGGTGTTCAAGAGCGTACCGAAAGCGGAATGGCTTGAGGTGGTGACCGAGTTCATGAAGGCGGTCAATGACGCGTTCGTAAACCCTACGAACGGGAGCAGTTAAGGTTTGCGATTGTGAGCAAGACCGCATCTGCTCCCGCGTGGGTTGGCGTACTTGACGCGGCGGAGAGTTGGGGCGTGCCGCCGTGGGAGATCGTGGCAGGGTCAAAGATGCTGTGGCTTCACAGGTACTACACGCTGAGGAAATTGAGGGCGAACCCTGATGGCTAATACAGTTGAAATTGATGTTATCGCAAACGATAAAACTAAAGGAGCGCTCAGTAAAATCAGTAAAGAGTTTTCTGATCTTACTGGTATGTCGCTTGGTACAGCTACCGCTATTGGTGTAGTAAGTTCGGCTGTATCAGGGTTTATCAAATATACAAAACAAGCCGTAGAAGACACTATCAAATACAACAGCGAGATGGACAGCCTTTCTCGAACTCTTGGATTACAAATCGAAGAAACAAGTAGATTGGTAGAAATTTCATCATTAGCATTAATAACCCAAAAGGATTTTACCAGCGCGCTTGAGGCAGGGAAAAAGAACGGTATTGATATTACCATTGAGGGACTAAAGACACTATCGGATGAATACCTTGCGCTAGAAGGATCTGTTGAGAGAAATACATTTCTTGTTGAAAACTTTGGAAAAGCGGCTGGCCCTGAAATGGGAAAACTCCTTGAGTTAGGATCAGCAGGGATTGACGAACTCAATGGGAAGTTATGGGAAAACCTTATTGCAACAGAATCAACAAAAGCGCAAGCGGTTGAGTTTCAGAAGTCAATGGTCGAGCTGGATAATATATCCAGGGCGCTTGGAGTCACATTAGGAAGCGCGGTAATTCCAGCACTCAATGATTTTTTAACAATGATATTGCAGGTTACAACTGGTCAAAAGGCGCTGAATACAGCGGTTGCGGAATGGCTAAATAAATTATTTGAGGGAACCCAGTTATCTGGAGAAGCAGTCAAAACACAAGAAGAAGTTTATCAATCTACTACGAAATCTGCACAGAGTTTTGGTCTGCTTGGAGGGTCAGTTTCCACGGCTACAGGAATTATGTCTGATGGAATAGGTGTCGCGAATAGTCTTGGACAGGCGATAGCTAGGTTACAGAACAAAACAATAACAATTACCGTAAGAGGCGAAATAGATAAATCAGCTTACGCCGCAATGGCATTCTCAGGACAAGGACCGCATAATCCGTATATAGGACTTCCAGCAAACTCACGCGCCGTTGGCGGCGCAGTAGCGCCGAATGTGCCTTACCTGGTGGGTGAGAACGGTCCTGAAATCTTTAAGCCGAACGCGGCAGGCACTATCATCCCGAATGGGCAGGTAGGCGGATATTCAGGCGGCGGCGAGGTGGACTATGACCGCATGGCGCGCGCGTTCATCGAAGCCCTAGAAAGGTCAAGTTTAGTCCGATGACATCAACAGCATATTACCCGACCATCAAGTGGTACTACTACAACGCAACCGGCGCGGCATGGGTGGATATATCCGGCTACGTGCTGACCAAGCAGGGCGTGAGCGGGCATTGGGGGATGCGCTCAAACAAATACACCGACAGGCTTGCGGCGACCGGCGAGATGCGGATGCTGCTGGATAACACCGACGGCGTGTTCGACCCAGATGACGCTTCTGCGCTGACCGGCTGGGCGATCAACACGAAGGTCAAGATGGTGGTGACCTTTGACGGCGTGGATTATGTCAGATTCATGGGCACGGTAGAGAGCCTGAAATTCAGCGACCCGTCAACGTACGAGCACACCTGCAACGCGCGCGTGGTTGACTTCATGGGCTACCTCTACAAATACCCACTCACAGAAAGAAGCATCGAGACGTATAAGAGGGGTGGCTATCTCTCAGGCGTCGTCGTGGGCGACACGGGGCAGACCCCGCAGGCGACCAATTACGCGGTGGGCGATTACGAGTTCCCGGCGGCGTTCGATTCGGTGACAACCACCACGAAGGCGGCTACGGAACTGAACAAGATTGTGCTATCCGAGAACGGCTATTTCTACAATCGGCATGACAAGGTGAACGGGGAAACGCTGGTATTCGAGGCTGAATCAACGCGCAACGGACTCCGCACGGTGAGCAAGTTGCCCGTGCTGGCAGCGGATTGCGGGGACATTCTGAAGGCAGGCAGCGCAACGGATCACGTGCTACTGGCAGGGAGCGCAACTGACAAACTTGTGCTGAACGAGACGCAGGACGCGCACATCAACGGAACCGCGCAACGGTACGAAAGAACGCACGGGGAGAATATCCTCAACAAAGTGACCGTCACCGCTTACCCGAAACGCGTTGATACAGAAGAACAGACCATCTACTCATTGGGTACACCGCTGATGCTGGCGCCAGGTGAAACGAAGACCATCAACGTGAAATACCAGAACGTGACAACGAAAGAAAGTTGCAACGCCATCACGGAGTTGTGCAGTCAACCCGTGGCAACGACAGACTACCTGATGAACCGGAACAAAGCGGGAACGAGCACGAACCTCACGACTTCATTGACCGTGAGCGTGGTATTCAAGACCGCAACGGCTGACGTGACGCTGACGAGTTCAAGCGCATACGTGGGCTATGTGACGCGCCTATACCTCAAGGGATACGGCGTTTATCAGGATTCAAGCATCAAGGCAATGGCAGAGGACAGCACCAGCAAGACGACTTACGGCGCGCAGGAGTTGAACATAGAGCAACAGTACCAGCGGGACGCGGCGGCGGGAAATATTTTGGCAAATAGAATTATTTTTGTCGATAAAGACCCGCGTACAAAACTTGAGAAAGTAACGCTGATAGCGAACAAGTCTGATGTGAACATGTTCGCGTTCCTCTCCATTGACATAGGCGATATGGTGAAGGTGACGGAAAGCACGCTGAACCTGGCGGATTACTACTACGTGAACGGGATCGATTTCAACGTAGCGGAGGGGAACGTTATAACTTATTCGTGGGTGCTGGGCGAAACATTACCAAGTGTTGCGAATGGTAAATTGACACCGATAGCGCTTGAATTTAATTACGATTATGGAGCAGTAGATTTTGGGAATATTGTCAGACTGACAGACCCAAGTGCTATCACAATGATATTTGATATTAATGTTTATAAATATCACTTCCTAAGTAATATATTTGGTAAGCATACGGTCGATTTGGGGGATGGCGAAGGCACGAATTACGACTGGATAGGTTGGACCGTCAATGACTCTGACTTTCAATCATTTCATACCGGCAACACATACTCAAA